AATTAGAACCACATGGAAATGAAATTTTATATGATGGAACAACGGGTAAACAGATGAAGACAAGTATCTTTATGGGTCCGATCTTCTATCAACGCCTCAAACATATGGCAGACGATAAATTACATTCTAGATCTTCCGGTCCCACGGTTATGCTGACACGTCAACCTGCTGAAGGCAGGGCAAGAGATGGCGGATTACGCTTTGGCGAAATGGAGCGTGATGTGATGATCGCTCATGGCACCTCTGAGTTCTTGAAGGAACGTATGTTGGAAGTATCCGACAATTTTGAAGCCTTTGTATGTAAAACATGCGGTTTATTGGCTCAGGTAAATCCAAAGATTGGTAAATATAAATGCATTTCCTGCCCTGAAACAACGGAATTTGCTCAAATTCGAATTCCCTATGCTTATAAATTATTCTTACAAGAATTGGAATCCATGTCCATTTGTTCCCGATTATTCCCCGAATCAAAGTTGCGAGCACTTGCACAATTGATGGATCTGAAAAATAAGGAGGTAGAGTAGAAATGCTCAGTTATTTGGTGGAATTCTTAGGAACCTTCCTTTTTTTAAGTGTAGTTGTATCAACAACAAATCCTCTATTAATTGCAGGTGCTCTTCTCACGGTTATTCTCTTAATTGGTAATATCAGCGGATCTCATGTAAATCCTGCTATTAGTGTGATGTTCTGGGCGAAGGGATCCTTATCCAATAAAGATCTCGTCGGCTATGTATTAGCACAGATTGCTGGCGGTCTTACTGCATTGGCTGCATATAAGGCATTAGCACATTAATGTTTTGCAATAGTATAAGCAACTACAAGTGCTAATCCTACTGCCAATCCTCCTGCTAAAAGAGGGTTCCATGAGTGGTATTGACCACTCATGAAACTTTCGGAGATACCTGATGTGACTCCACCATTTCCATCTGCTTTGTATGTATCTTGATCAACATAGGCATCAAGAATCCAACGTGTTTGCATTGGTTGCGATCCATTATAATCAATTCCACTAGGATCTACCCATACATCTCCCTCCGCAGAGCGTAGCTTTCCATTCTGATCTCCGACTGGTAATCGAACTTGTTTACAACGGGGAAATGCGTTTCCAGTAACTGCATTCAAAATTGGCATAGGATTCAATGCATTTTGCGCATCTTCTACCATTCCAGGAGCCAATCCTTTTAATCCGACTCCCATGGTATTTTGAATAGCAACTCCAATTCGTTTCCCCAAGGCATCCCCTTGTGGAATGGAGTTCATATATTCGTACATATCTTCTCCATTGCTACATTTGAGTCCTGTTTTCATAAAGTATTGAAGACCAATGGGAGTCTGATTTGGTGCTCCTAATGTTTTACTCACAGCAGACTGACTTCCAAATCCAATCGTATCCACATAATAGCTTACACCTGCTAAAGCTCCTTGAATTGCATCAAAATCTCCCCCTGGACGAACTCCAATTTGATCTGGTGTAGGAACTTGATCCGCAAAGGAAAATTTTGGTCCAAGTGCCCCATCGGGTCCGTAAATAGTTGTTGGTATATCCATCCTATTTTAATGAAAGAATAAAAATGATATAGTATTTGTACTTAAACTCTGCTTACTAAAAGATATAAGGAATTATGGAGTCAACAAAAGAACAAAATTCTTCTAGTACTCCAGTTGCCAATAGATCCACAAAATCTGTGGTGTTTCCAGGAGCAGGACTATCATCAAACGTATCAAATATATATACAAAATACCTTGAAGATCCTGTTGAAGAATATATGGATGATAGAGCATATATATGCCCGGAATGTAAGAGTGATGACGATATCTTACAGGAAAAGGATACAATGATTTGTAAGAAGTGTAATATAATATTGGATTATGTAATTGATAGTGGACCTGAATATCGTTGGTTTGGATCGGAGGATCGATCTCCCGATCCGACACGTGTTGGAGGTCCTATCAATCCACTTCTTCCTGAAAGTTCATTAGCGACACGAATTCTTTGGCGATCAGGGGATTGTAAAGCAATGCGACGTATTCGTCAATTTCATATGTATTCTGCTATGCCAAGTCGGGAACGAACCTTATGGAATGTATTTGAAATTCTAAATGTTCGTGCAACTAATGCAGGAATCAGTCAATCGATCTTAGATGAAGCAAAACAATTATATTCTCAAATATCTCCTAGATGTATTTTACGAAAACCGCAACGAGATGCTCTTTCAGCAGTTTGTTTCTTTGAAAGTCTGAAACGACATGGATCGGCTCGTCATCCCAAAGAAATGGCAGACATGTTTTCCGTCGATATTTCATTAATTACAAGAGCATTAAAACAATTTAGTAATTTATTGGAAGAGTATACACATGAACATGTCTCTTCTACACTTCAAATAGAACCACCTGTTACAACTTCTACAACGTTTACGGATTATATTGATGTTGCCCTTGGACGTCTGGGTATTTCACCTTCCCTTATTTCTGCAACGCAGGAGGCAGCGATTGAACTTGGTATGAAAGTGGATGAATTTGGAATCTGTCGTGAAGCGACTCCTCCGACCTTAGCTGCCACTGCTGTTGCATTAGCTTGTGAAAAGATGGAACATTCTAAATCCATATCTTCTATTGCAGCTGCCTTTTCAATCAGTGTTGCAACATTATCCAAGTGTTTGAAGCGGTGTGTTGAATGGAAAACAGTTCTCTTTAGTAGGGAACTCTAAATGGGTGTAGGATCATCCTCATTAATTCGCCGTGATAAAGGAGGAGTTTTGGATGCAGGAAAGACTGAAAATGAATTTATAACAATGATTGATAAATTATTTCATGATTTATTAAAATCAACAAATCCAATTAACTTTAAACAAGCATTAGAAGCCACTGGAAAACAAACATGTAATGGAATTCTAGTCTTGCTACAACCAACAATTGAGAAAGAATTTCAACGAATCTCATTTGAAGATCCTCAAACAAAACAGGCTGTACAATCTTTGTTTAAGGGATATGAATCAATTGATGATTTTTCACAATCAATTACATCAAAAACATTGTGTAAAGATATTACACTTTTTTTTCTACGGTTGATTCTCTTAGTTGGTACATGTGTGATTAGTATTCGACCAAATAAAGAAAAGACTGGATTGTTAGGTACACTTGGATCTTCTTTTGCAGAAGATACCACAGAATATGATGGAATTGCAAAAATTAAATTTAAAGAAATGATTGAACTTCCTACCCCTCCTGATGAAGGAGATAGAAAATCTGATAAAAAACAATCACAATTAAAAGTAATCTTTAAACCTTTTTCTGATGAAGGAAAGGATGAAAATTTAAGACTACTACTTCGAGCAGTGTTAATGAAAGGAGATCCATCTCTCATAAAAAAGTCAACAACTACCTATTTTGTAATTACATATAATATGAAGGAATATGTGATTGATATACAAAATTTACTTGTGTATAAGAATGAAAAAGATTTTGCAAAACGTGTTGGAGTTCTTTCTTTGACTAGTTTATCAAAAGATCCTGAACCAACACCAGAACCACGAAAAGAAGGACGACCAGGAGCACCAGGGGCACCAGGGGAACGACCATATGGACGACCAGGGGCACCAGGGGCACTAGGGGCACCAGGGGAACGACCATATGGACGACCAGAGGGACGACCAGAGGGACGACCAGAGGGACGACCATATGGAACCCGAAAAAATCGTGTTCATTTTGCACGAAGACAAACTCGTAAAATGTCTGGAGGTGCCACCGAATTCAATGTGTCCAATTTAGAGTTGAAAGGAGCAAGATTGGAAGAATCAGGAGAAGCAAAATCTCAATATTATTATATATTTAATCGTTCAAATGAATCGTGTAAAGCATATGATCCAAAACGATTATTTTGTAAAATAAGTGATAGTGATTATATAATTTCAACAGAAACGAGTGCATCTGAGTTTATTAATAATGTAATCGGTTACTATGAAAAAGAATTTGATTATTCAAAGGGATCTATAAAACTTCAAATTGATAAATATGGTGCAAAGATTGAATCTGTTGTTGGAACAAATAAGAAGGTATCAGGATTTACAGATCTAATTCTTGGTAATTCAGAGACATATGCTCGATTGGAAAATATGTTAGCTACAGGAGATGTTAAAAATCTGGAAGAAGGAACATGTATCGCAGTTTATCGCGCTTATATATTAGCAAGTGGTATTATTCAGACAGATCATGGTAAAGAAATGAAAACATATGTATGTCATGATAAATGGGCGCTTAAGAATAAACGATTGGATGATTTACCATTTTTTGCATTATTAGAACAGTTATATAATGATCGATTGGGAATTGAAATGGAACCTTCCACAAAAAATAAATACGAATTATTTATTGATCAACTTATTAGCAAAGGAACAATTGAATATATTAATGAAACTGCTGATGAAACAATACGAAAATCATTTCATAATCTACAATTTAAATCAATTCCTTCAAATACTGAATTATGTAAGGAGGGGCGAACTGGTCTTGACACTATTACAGATACAGGGCAGATTGAGAATGCACTTTCTGTCTATAATCAAATTGGTGATGAACTTGTTACACTTATTAAAGGTATCTCAAAAATTCTAAATGAGATTCTTGATATTCCACTATTTGTAAAGGAAGGGCGCATTAAACTTCGACCTATATTTGTAAATGACAAGCGAGGTGCACACAAGGTGTTGAATGATTTTACCGAAAAAGTACGAAATTTACTAGAACATCACGTTCTAACTGTGGAAGAGGCATATCACCAAGGATTTAGTGTGATTGCAAAGACAACCATTGGATCTTTGATTACAGACATTCCAACCGAACAGGATGAACTTGCGAAAGCACTTGTTGTATAAAATTGAAAATTGATATAAATAATTCTCTTTATTTGTTATATAAATAAAGAGAAGTATCATGCAATCCATAAAATGCCAATGTTCTACAAAGGAGTCCAAGTGTAAGAAGGTTACACTTGTGGAACAGATTACAAATAAATGTAGTTCATGTGAGTACATCTTCTGCGATTATCACTGGAGTATCCATTCAACCATGTGTACATCCATAGACAAGAAACGAGCCCAGGATCTTTCCACCTTACAAGTGCAATTAGTCCCATGTACAGGAAAGAAGGTGAATGAAATTTAGCGAACAAAGCAAAATAGATATTGATACTCGTATCCAATAGAGGTCATGTCAATAAATTTTTTATACTTGAATCCAGCAGATTCCACTTCGCCTACCAGTTCTTCCATCGTAGGAATACGAAGGCTATGAATTTGGCGACGGACTTTGCCATTTTTAAACCGAAATTCTTCACGGAATTTGGCATCAGATCCTTCATGTTGGAAGTCTGCTTCATAGTCAAATTTATCAAAACTTACCTTGGAACGGCTCACCCGTTCTTTGGAATATTTCTGAACCGAGAAACCAACAAACGGGCTTGCGGCTTCTAAGATAGGATCAAACTTTTCACGATTCACTCCATGAATCACCAAGCAAGAACCAGGTTGCAACCATAAAAACATATTTCGTAAACAGCTATCACGATCTTTCAAATAATAATATGTAAAATAATACATCGTGATAAGATTGAATTCACCAGCAGCAAAGGTGGTAGCAACTTCTGCATTTCCTACCCGTAAATCGGCTTTGGGATGTTTTTCACGCCCTTGACGAATCATTGCCTCGGATAGATCAATACCAACCACTTTTCCAACTCCTTGTGTTTGGAAATGATTGACATGCCCACCGGTTCCACATCCTACATCCAATGCTTGAATGGTCTTCACATCCGGGCGATAACTCTTTGCCCAATCGAGTGTAAAATGCGTCTCCACTTCTTGACGGACCTTTCCATCGACCACCTGATCGTATACCTTGGCATAAAAATCATCGTAGATGTGATCAATTCCATAAATGGCAACGGATGTATCATCATCTTGATTTGAAAAAGCTTCTGTCATCTCAATGGATGTTTTACGACGACTTGCACTGCTCCATCGTAGATATAGATAGTTGGCAATAAAGATTGAACAAAGAACAACCAAAATGATTTGCACTGAGTCGAGCATTCCCTTCTGTTAGAAGAGAAAAAGAGAATTGTTTTCTACTTAGGTATAGCTCTAAATAATTCTAGCATAAGGATAACATTCATAGCAATATCTGCATCATGTGCCAGCTCACGGCACATGTCCTTGACTTCGTCAGGACATTCAGAATTGCTTGACAGCAGCTGTGGTGTCTCAGAGAGTATGCTAGTAATCTCAGCGCTCTCTGCAGGAGTAGGCGGTTTTGAGCGTATTGCATAGAGAATTGCACTCATTTCAGCATCCGAAACACCAGCATTTCCAAATAAGCTCTTTGCGGCTTGTTCTATAAGGGAAGCCGGACTAGAGGAAGAGCTTGAGTTGGAAGCTGTATCAAGAGGCTCCACCACGTTCGGCAGCGGCTTTGGATCAGGAGCTGGCAGCGGCTTTGGATCAGGAGCTGGCAGCGGCTTTGCAGCAGAAGCTGGCTCCACCACATTCGGCAGCGGCTTTGGATCAGGAGCTGGCTCCACCACGTTCGGCAGTGGTTCGCAACTCGATTTGTGCGTCTTCCAGTGCGCATGTTGACATTTTGCATCACAGTATTTGACCAACCGACAACGAGAACATCGTTGTCGGTTGGTTACATTCTTATTCTTACAATCAGGGTTAGAACACCGCTCGGAACAAGTAGACATTTTTGAAATAATTCATATACTTTCTTATTACAATAAAAAAGATTCAATTTTATTAATGAGAAATATGTAAGACTCCAGCAGCAGCAACAATCTCATTTATAAATCGTAATGTGCGATTCTCTGTTTCTGTTTGTTCCACAAAGGATGCAGCAGCCTTCCCATGCAAAGAGCTGACGGAAAGGCTGCTGCTGCCTCCCCATGCAAAGTAGTGGGAAGTTGCAGCAGCAGCAGCTTGTGCATCACGCGTTATCTGATTCATTCTATCTAAATGCATTATCAGACGATCTCCTCCTTTCATCGTAAGTATGCGTGTACGAGTACAAGACTCACATTGACACATCGGACGAAATGCATGTCGTAGATCGACTGTAAAAGGATTGATAGGTCTAGACATTTTATTTAAAAATGATACAGTTTAAATTAAACTGCATCAATTTTATGCAATTCTGCAGCAGTCTTCCCATCAGTGGAGCTGATGGGAAGACTGCTGCCCCCCGCATTGCGGGAGATAGCTGCAAGACGCGCATTCAACAGCGCTTTGTCTGT